AGCACGTGCCGCATCATAGCATCTAACTCATCTTTAGACTTAGCTCTGTCCCAGAATAAAGTCTCTGCTGTCTGCCCGTGTTGCAGCCCACCTTCTAAAGATACCTTTGCTATAGCAGCAATAGCGTTAGGAAAGTATTTAATAAACCCTGTGTAGACAGGTATAGACTTTCTTTCTTTAGGATCTGTAGGTAGTATTTTCTTAGTCTTCTTTAGTTTTGAATTCAAAAACTTGTCCTCCCGAAGTCTGTATTTCTACCTCTGGTAGACCATACTTTTCTTCCTCAATGTCTTGTATGAAACAGTTTAATAGCGTGGCACTTTGCTTCTCACAAAGCTCAACCATAAGAGGATGCTCGTGAGCGATATCTAAGAAGGCACTTAGAAGTGTAGCACACCTCAATACGTCAGCTATAATTTTACTATCTAGAACGCTTTCTTCTGGGCCCATTGCTATTGACGTAGCAATATGTCCACTCCACTCCCCCTTGTCATCAAAATCTACGGGGCTCAGGATAAGAGCAACTTCATCATTGCCAATGGTGTATCCCATTATATATCCTTTCTCTGTGTCTTTAATTTTATCACGGTTTCCCTAGTGCACCTACCCTTTTCGGTTAGCCATTCAATAGGTATAACCCGGTGGGCCCACTTGAAACCATTCTTCTCACACCACCCACTATACCGGGTCTTAGATCCCTTGTATAATTTCGCCTGGGCATTACTAAATACAAAACGTATATCTAGTTCAGGGTGTTGTTTTTGGATAGCTAAATGCTTGCGTTTGTCCTCATTATCAAACAACCCTTTTGCCTCTACTATAATGCCGTTGTCCAACAAAAAGTCAGGTGTATAGGTACGATACCTCAAATCCTCCCACTGGACCTTCAGCAGTTCGTATCGTACTTCTTTCTGGTGATGTGTTAGGTATTCAGCAAGAGTTTCTTCTAGACCGCTTCGGTATCGTCTAGAGTTGTGTCTGCGCTTAGTACTACTCTTCTTTACCATCTGTTAGACGAGCCTCTAGTTCAGAAGACTGAGCCTTTGTTACCGCATTGATGCACTGCAATGAATACCTTTTAGCGGATACGTCTTTTAAAAGAGGAGCTAACTCTGCTTCCAGGCTCCATGCAATGTCTTGACCTAGCTGTATCAGCCCTGCCAAACTCTTTTGTGCGTCTGTCATTTTATCGATATCGTAGTCAGTATCGTTGATGTTAATCATTACCATTTATATTGCCTCGTTTTTGTTTTTATTAATGATCTCTGATGGATCATATTTTTTTACTAACTTCCAGTAGGTTAACAGACTTTTAAACATTCCAAAGTGCCTGGCATTTGTTTCTTTGTCCCACTGGTGTGCTGCTATTAGTTCAGGGTCTCCTCTGTCAACAAATATAGATACCCTGCTTGGGTCTTTAAAATTGCACCCGGCTGCATATGCCGATAATTGCATACCGTGATCGTCAAATACTAGCTTAGATGCCTTCTTATCTTTTAACCCATCTTTGGTTTTGAAGTCAACAAATATTCCTGTTTTAGAATATAAATCTATCTTGCCTCCGTAACCTAAGTCAGAACAAAAAGAAGCTTCAGCAATCCACTCTTCATCAGGAAAAGTTTCATCCAAGTACTCTCTAATCTTAAGGTAGGGCTTGGTCTCAGTTCCACCAGCAAAACCTTGTTCTATCATTCCATGAATAATAGTACCTCGCTCTGCCGCTTTCCTACCAAGCTCTTTAGAATCTTTTTTACAACGATAAGTAAAGGCAGCTAAAGATTCATCCTCCCTCTGCTCTAAAGTTATTGCAGAGTTCAAGGCCTGGTCTATCTTCCAGTTCTCTAAGGCTGGCTTGGCTGACATACCTATTATAGTTGTCACTGAGGGAACGAAGCCGTGCTGACGGGCATCTCGAAGAGTAGTATTTCTCTCCTGCCCATTCGCACCTATTATCGTGTAAGTGGCATCCCCATGCTGGTTATACCAGTGCCCAGCTTCACTCAACATCTACAAAGTCTTGAACTAATTCAGCCTGTATATCGCTAAGTTGTTCAACATTATTTTCTTTCCATGAGTTTAATGTTAAATTGTCCGACCACTCGACCCACTCATTAAACTTTATAAGGTTCTCTATATCTCCGTCAAGATAATCGCCTTGCTCTACTTTTTCTATTACCACAGAACTCCATAAAAAACCTGTGTCGTGAATTTTAGAACCTAATGTATATCTACTTTTTAATAAATTTTCAGCACATTTTGCTTCCAATTCAAGTCTTCTAGCTTTCTTTGCTTTTCTACGAGGAATTTCTTTCTGAGAAAAACCTAATTGATCTGCTGAATTTTCTTCATTTTTGTTAAAATAAATTTCAATTTCGCTTAAACTCTTTTTATTTTTCACATCAAACAAAAAAGGTATTGGCTCTTTATAATCTTTAAGTAAAATTCCAAATTCATCTAACGCCTGCCCATTAAAATCTATTGTTCCAAACAAAAGCCTATGTCTTTTAACGTCAAGGATTCTTTTTTTATAATCTTCTGGCCTATCTTTCCAGTGGTCATCAAAAAAATCAGGACAAACCTCATTAGGTATCCTACCTAAATTAGTGCCTCCAGTAGAATCTTTAAGAACATTTCCAAAAACAGTACCCTTAACCATTTCTGACCTATCTGGTTTATTGTTTTCTACATCGAATCTCCCCCACTGCTCCCTAAAAGTAAGAATTCTAATGATTGGATTAATACAATACACCTTAGTTCCGTCATCTTGTGCTAGTTCATACGCTCCAGCAGGAATAACTTCAAGGTTCATGTCCTTGCCTTCAATGTTCTTAACTCCCATAATAGCTTTACTTGTAAGATTTAGCCTCGCTAAAGTAGAAGACTTTGATTGTTTGTTAGTACCACCTGATATATTGACAGAAACACCAACCAATTCGGCTAATGTTTTGTTATTTCCTTCTGGAATTATTAGTTCTGAGTTCATCTTTTTACCTTTGTTTTTTAATGTGTGAAAGAGTTACAGTTATACTATGAAACGTCTTTTAAGTCAAGCCAATTAGGGCCAATTTTTGCTTCTAAAAGCATTGGTACATTCATTTTTACGTCATAAGCTTCCTCTATAATTTGGCTTAAATCAATGTTTAAATCTGATATGATTTGTAGGACATATTCTTTCTCATGTGGGTGTATGTCTAGCACCATTGAATCGTGTACTGAGTTAACTATACATGTCTTCATAGGTTCTAATCTTTTATCTAACTCCAGCAATACAACTGGAACGATATCACCAGTAGCAAAGCTTTGTACCGGGTAGTTCTTTATCATAGTAAAGTGAGAAGGCTGTCCGTTCTTTCTACGCTCAACATCAGGGAATGCAAATTGTCTGCCAGACGGTGTCGCTATCTTACCATACCGGATAGCCTCGTTACCTAGTTTTTTGTGCCATTTAGCTACGCCCTCATACTTTTCATTAAAATGTTTGTAGTATGCGGCTTCAGCTTTACTCTTTCCATACCCACTCGCCCCGAAAAGGGGAGCAAAACTAGATTTCTTTGCCTCTTGACGGGTAGTCTTCTGACCTGCATCCGTAATAACTTTAGCTGTGTAGGCGTGTACATCAAACCCTGTGTTAATTTCCTCTATTGCAACCTTATCTTGGGCTAGGTATGCAGCAACACGAAATTCTAATTGGGCAAAGTCAGCCTCCAATATGTGACCGCCCTGCCAGCGAGACACAAATACACGCTTCACTGGAAATGTACCACCACGAGGCATGTTTTGCATGTTGGGATTGCGACCAGAAAACCTACCTGTAGCTGTAATGTGTTGTGTCAAACCAACATGTAAGAACCCATCTTCTTTAGTGTAGTTAGCTATCCCTTCAACAAACGATGATAGATACGTTGAAACAGCAGATAGTCTCTGTACATCCTCTAAGAACTGAATAGCTGGGGCCATACCCCGTGTCCTAGCTGTTGATATGAGGATATCTAGATTGCCTTTACTAGTACTAAAACCATTGTTACTAACCCATGTCTTGTTAGGTGGATTAAACATAAGGCCAGCAGTTCTATTGGTTGGCTTAAGTTGGTAGCCCCTAGACAAACAATCTGCACATCTGCTTGGGTTCTTAAAGTTAGAACCATCCTTTTTCTTTTTGTAGTGGCTACCTTCCCCATTACATGTAGGACAACTAGATGCTACTGTTCTGTTAAGCATTCTACTGTTAGCTGCAACAGCATCCTTGAACTCTTGTGGGGTACGTGTAAATGCAAATAAGTCTACCCATTCCTTTTTGTCTATCACAGCACGAGAAAATATAACCTGGGAAACTTGTTCGGGGCTATTTAGATTGACAGGAGTATCTCCCATTAGCTCTCGTATCTGGCTAAACAATCTCTTTTCTATATCAGCTTTCTCTTGCTTGAATAGTTCCCTTACTTCTTGAAGGGCTCGTCTATCCACCCGGAATCCCCGCATATACATTCTTGTGAGGGCTTGACAGACTCGGAAGGTAATGTCTCGTACTCTATCCATTCTGTCTCCCTCGCTTTGGGCTCCGGCTTCGGTAGTAATAGCAACGAACAACTCGGAAGTAGTGTCAATGTCACAACCAAGGTAATAGTTAAGCTCATCAAGCGGTATCTCATTTGTGTTGTATCCTTCTTTAAAGTATTTCTTTAATGTATCATCTTTTTGAAAGGTTAGGTTTCTTCGCTCTGCACAAGCCAATAAGCTAAGAGGTTGCTTCTGCCCTCTCTGCAAAAGGTATTCAGCAAGCATTGTATCATATATCTCCCCCTCGTATTTAAAACCTGATGACCAGATCCACATCAAATCGTGCTGGGCATTATGCATAATCAATAAGGTTGTTTTGTCTAAGATAGTTTGTAACAGTTTGGCATTAGCACCAGTACGGTCATTCTCTTCTACATGGTCAAACGTCAGCAGGTATCTCTCACTAGGTATATCCACATTCTTAGTACCCACTTGAACTAAGAAGTTATTAGCCTCGAAAGGGTCCATGTGTGTCTTGCCATTTCGTTTCGTAGTTGTGTTCTCTACATCTAATACTATTCTCATGCAGTGTACTGCGCTATGTCACCTTGCAGTTGGCAAGTAATACGTCCATGAAATCCACCCTGTAATTTGTTCTTAGCTATATTCAAGTGTCTCTCTGTGTCTTCCATTTCATTACCTTCCATAACCCTATTCTTACCTATAAGTATCATTAGATCAGCCTCCGCTGCTTTACCTGTCTTACTACCCTCTAACATTGACTGATCAGGTGAAGCTAAACCTTCTGCTGCGGCACTAAGCTGGGACAACCAGAACACCGCACAGTTATATTCCTTAGCTATGTTCCTGGCATGTATGGCGGCATCTCTTAAATAGATATCTGTCTTGTCACTTGTCCTGGGGGCAAACTTATCTCCCATGTCTAGTACTAATATGTCAGCCTCC